AATAACAGAATTAAAAAAACAAATTGCGGATGAATTTAATGAATTGACAAAAAAGAATGAAGAATTAGATAATAAACAACAAGTAATTAATCTAAAAGAAGCAGAATTATTAAAAAAAGAAATGGATGTAAAACAATTGATAACCAATTATGATTATTTATTTAAGACAAATCAAGTACAAATGGAGGTTACAAATCCAGATAATAGTTCATCTTATGTTTGGCCAATAAATAATGGTAAAGCAACTAGTTATAATGTAACTGGATTAAAATTAATGTCTTATTCATTACCTACACCGCGATTTAATATAGAAGAAAATAAAAATAATTGTTTAAGTTTGAAAGTTAATGATGTGATTACAAATATTAATTTAGAAACAGGAAAATATAATATAGAAGAATTAATTAGTATATTAAATATGAAGATAAAAGAAATTGATGATAGTATAACTATATCATTAAATAATCAACAGAATGTTATTATTGAAAGTAGTGATACCACGAAAGAATTAACAATACAACCAACCACTTTATCTAGAACCAATTTAGGTTTTGTGAATAATGTTACCGGTAATCGATTAATATCAGATAATTCTTGGGATTTAAGAATTGAAGATAAAGTATATTTATATTTAACTAATATATCAGAAGAGGTTCCTTTTGGTATATTATATTTTAATGGTATGTCAATCTGCCAATTTAAATTTCAAAATCCTTTTGTATTAGATAAACTAGAGATTGTGTTTAAGGATTCTAAAGGAAATAACTATAATTTTTATAATTTATCTCATACATTAAATATATTATTAGATACTATTCAATAAATGACAATTCATTTTATTTTAGGTTATTAACATTTCTAAAGTACTCTTGTCTATTTTTATTCATTTCTTCATCGCTTGTGATATTATTAACAATACTATCAAAAGACTCACCGCTTACTAATCTAACAATAAAATTTATAGAGTAAACACCACATTCAGAGTTTTCAAACTGATGTTGATTCATATTATATCTTACATCAATACCACCACCTAATAAATTATTTAAATGTTGAGCTAATGGTTCTTCTTTACTAATATTTCCTTTAGTTTTCTTAATATTTTTTAATTTAGTAATAACATCATTAATAGGTAAATCTTTGTGATATTTTTTATTATATAAATATTTGGTGACTCTATTTACAAATTTACGTATTCTTTTACCAGGAGGTTTTCCAACAGAATCAAAAAAATAAATTTGATTCTTTTTTAAATCAGTATATAATGCAACCCAATGTGAACCACTTTTATAATGTTCGTCTAAATTAATAACCATTCCAAGTTTATGTTTTCCTTGTTTTTCAAGAGATCCAAATTTTAAACTAGAAATACCAAGTACTGGCATATCATCAAAATCATATGGAACTGCCCCTAAGAATAAGAAATCTTTATGAACATTCATATATTGTTCAACAACTTCATTAATATGATTTGTACTTAACCATTCATATTTTTTAGTTGGTCCTTTAGGTCTAAATGTATTATTTTGTATATCTTCATCTTCTAATTTTTTAACAAAATCTAAACGTAACCAACAAGTTTGTTCATCACATTTATTTTTAAGTTTATCTTCTAATACGTCAACTAATTCTGCTTTGTCTAAATTAATATCTATAGTATCCTTATGTGTTTTATTATAATTTTCTGCAATTTTCTGCAATGATTCTAAAGTAAGACACGATCCATCTGTAAAATCCTTTGCTGGTGCACATTTCTCTTGTTCGATAGAATTATTTGTCATTATTCTTAATTAGATTTTTTTATTATAGTATTATAAAAAATTAGTTACGATAAATTGTATAATCATATCCTAATGTATCACCATAATAAGATACACCTTCGTGGAATAAATTTTCTTCTGATTCATATTCAGTACCAGAATCTGTTTTAATTCTATAATCAAAGTAATTTTTACCAACTTCAACAATAACACCTGTTTTTGGTGTTAAATAATCTAGATACTTTTGACTATAAGGGCAAAAAGTAATAGTAACATTATCACCGACTTTCAAATCTTTCAGGTTAATTCTATTAGAATTCATTAATAATATAAAAAAATAATATAAATATTAAATACTTCAATTTTTATAAATTGAGTTTTCTCAAGTTTTATATAATTAAATTCTAATGTAATGATATACATGTCATATCAAGCAAAATACCTTAAATATAAAACAAAATATTTTCAATTAAAAAAATCACAAATTCTTCAAAATGGTGGTTCTCGTAATAATATTTTAGAAGTTAATGAATTAACTGAAACACCAACTATAAATTCAAATAACTATCTTTTAGGTGGTTCTGATGAGGCTCCTAGTGAGAATAGTACTATTACTTTACAATCAGTTGAAAATGTTAAAGATAAAGAGGAAAGTTCTAGTGTAGACTCCGAATCTGACTCTAGTTTATCTTCATTATCTGATACACCTGATAATGATAAACAAACTGAAACTGATTCTGATATCTCATTACCACCATTATCTGATACTCCAGTTGCTAAAGAAGATGAATCCGAATCTTCAGAATCATCTGAATCAGTCTCTGATGAAGAACAATCTGAAGAACAAGATGGTGGTCGTAAAAAGAAGGCAACAAAGAAATATATGCGTCATTTCCTTCAAGATTCCGATTCATCAAGTGTAGATAGTAGTGATACAACTGATACTTTATCAACATTATCTGAATTAGATAGCGACAGTGATTAAATTACGAATCACTTTAAAAGAAAGTTATATTATAAATTATAATGATTCAAATTAATGGTGTAGATGAATTGGATGAATTTATTTTAGATAATATTGACAGTAAAGTAGTTGTACTGTATTTTGGTGCAACATGGTGTCAACCATGTAAAATGCTTAAATCAAGACTTGAAGACTCTGAAACTAAACATATGATGCCAAAATTAGCTGTTTGTTATTTAGATGTTGATGATGAATCGAATGAAAAATTATGTGAACAGTATAAAGCAGAGTCTCTTCCTACTCAAATATTTATTAAATTAGAAAATGATCGTGTAATAGAAGTTAGTCGTATTGAAGGATTTAATTTTAATAGTCTTAAATCAGAATATGATAAATATATTAATATGAACCAATCATTTGATGCATTTAACTCATAAAATGCGCCTATGGCAAAAAAATGGAACAAGCAATAAAAAAATTGTTGGAGTTTTTATTCAAAAAATCTTTTTGAATAATTAACCCAAATTGATGCGCTGCAATTTATTTATTCTATAATAAAAGCGTTTCTTTTATTATTAGCCCAAAAAAATTGATAACTAATAATATTATTATTATTATTTACATATTTTAATGTCAAGTAAATTTACTGTTAATAAAATGAGACTTTTTAGTTGGTGGGAATATAATTTACCATCCAATACTGAATGCAGTATTTGTCGCGAGAGTCTTAATACTAATAGTTTATATTATCAAGATAAGGGTCTTGATTCATATATTGTAGAGGGAACATGTACTCATTCATTTCATTATGAATGTATTAAACCGTGGATTGAGAAGAATAAGCATTGTGCTCTTTGTATGAAACCTTGGGTCTACAAGAATAAACCGGATAAAGTGACTTAAAGTGACTTAAAGTAGTAATAATTTATTTATAATAATGCAATCAAAATATAGTAATGATTATGAGATCGGTATTGATGAAGCGGGTAGAGGTCCATTAATTGGGCGAGTGTATGCCGGAGCAGTAATTTGGGGGCCCAATACAAAAAATGATGCGGTAAATATAATCGATAGTAAGAAACTAACTGCAAAGAAAAGAGATATTGCTATAAAATGGATTAAGGAGAATGTATATGCTTGGGGGGTTGGTTATGCAGAACCAAGTGAAATAGATAGTATTAATATCCTGGAAGCAACACGTTTGGCAATGGAACGAGCTACATATGATTTAAAATCAAAGATTACAGATAAAAATATCGATACATCATATCTTATTATTGATGGATGTTATTGGGAAAAGAAATTTCCTAATTATAAAGTGAAATCTATTGTCAAGGGAGATGATAAATATTTATCTATAGCTGCAGCATCTATCATAGCAAAAGAACATCACGATATGCATATTAAAGAATTATGTAAAAATAATCCTGAATTAAATATACGTTATGATTTAGAAAATAATATGGGATATGGAACAAAAAAACATTTAGCTGGTTTAGAACAATATGGACCATCTGAATATCATCGTAAGACCTTTAAGAGATGTGAAGCAAAATGCGCCTAGGGCGGAAAAATTGATAAATAATATATTTAAGCATATTATTTATAACTTTTTAATGAGTCATCAAGATTGGAAACCGGTTGATATTGGTAATAAGGCTAATAAGCCCAAGACTAGTGTGCCTACCCCTAAAGTTACTTATGCAGGAGGTAATATTACTGTAAAGAAAATTTATGATCCTAATGATCCTAATGCAGAACCAGAAACACGACCTGTTATGATGGATCGCGATTTTGGACTAAAGATGCAGAAAGCGCGAACAGCTAAAGGACTAAATCAACAACAACTTGCAACCGCACTTTCACTTCCTGTTGCTACAATTAAGGATTACGAGGCAGGAAAGGGAGTACGAAATGGTAAAGTAGTTGATCTTATTAATCGATGGATTGCAAAAAATAGTACTTGAAAAGCGACTAATCAATAAATTCGCACTCCACATCTTCATTCAATTTCTTTAATTCATTAACTTCTTCAGATTGAATCGTATTAATAATTTCACCATTCTTTGTTTCTATGATATTAATTTCAAAACCCATTTTTTTATATAATCTTCGTCTATTATATCCCTGATTTACAAAACTTGGTAACATATCTGTAAAATCATAAATCATTGGTCTAACATTTGGGTCGATCTTTCTAATTACTCGACCGACCGCCTGTTCAACTTCACGTCTAGAAGTAACCATAAATAGAGTATTAAGATCTGGAATATCAAGTGCTTCAGATGCCATTCCATAAGATGCAAAAATAACTTGTGCTAACTCAGCTTGTTTCAATGCTTTTTGTTTCATTCCACCAATATAATAATCAGTTGTAGTTATTTCTCTTTCATCTAATCTCTTTTTTAATGCATCAAGATGTTCAATTCTATCAGATAAAATTAAAACTTTTCTTTTATCTTCTATTAATACTTCTTCCAGCATATCAATTATAAATTTATTTCGTCTTCCAATAGTTGTAATTTTATTAATTGTTTTTGCACGATTTACATCGCCAGTTCGCATAAAAAATTCTTTAAATTTCTCATGTTCAATGTCATAATTAATAATTTTAACTAGAACCCTATTATTTTCTTCAACCGCTGTTTTATACATAATATCTCCAAAATACCAATATAAAATCTTTTCTAATCTATCACTACGTTTTGGTGTTGCACTTAATCCAATTGTTAATTTAGATGCAATGAGTGGTAATGCTTTTGAAAAGTATTGTGATGGTGCGTGGTGCGCTTCATCAAAAATAACCATACCAAAATCTCTAAAAATATCAGCATCATATTTATCACGTGCAATACTTTGTAACATACCAATTACAATATCCTTTCCATCTACGTCTATTTTATCTTGTTGAATAATACCAATCTTTGCATCTGTAAATTGTTCAGCACGTTCTTTCCATTGATTTAATAAGAAAGTTTTATGAACAATAACTAGAGTTTTCACTTTAAACATACAAGCTAAATATAAAGATAACACAGTTTTTCCTGCAGCACACGGTAAACATAAAACACCTCCGTCATTTTTCTTAATATGAGGTACTACTGTTGCTAGAATTTCTTCTTGTTTTGGTCTCATACTGCCTTTAAAAGTACAATTAATAGTTTGACCAATAATTTCCTTGTTTAAATCTGGTCGTCCTACTTTATTAATACCATAATATTTAGGTATACAAAGATATTCATCATTCTCCTGATAAACACTAAATTTATTAGAGTCGTCTTTCTTTACAAAATTACACATTTGAAAAGGTTGAACTGTAAGTTCCTTTTTAATCTCTTCAATCATATTAGTATATTTCTTGTTTTTTGGTACAAGATAACCCTCTTTGCATAATATCGTTTTGTCCATTTAAATTATATTAAAATATAATATTTACTGTTTAAATTTCAATATTATTATAGGTTAATTTATAAAAACTTTAAAATTTTTTATAAGCTATAATATAATGGAGTCAAACGACCGAATGTCAAACAATGATAAAATATTAAATGCTGTTCTTAGTATGTTATTAGTATTATATGCCGCAATGGCAGCTCCTAAATTACCAGAATCTATTGCCAAGGTTTTTAATAATAGTTATTTTAAAATTGGTTTTATGTTTATGATTGGTTATTTAGCAAATAGAGATCCATCAACATCTATTATTGTAGCAGTAGCATTATTTGTTACTTTACAAACAGCTAGCTCATATGATAGCGTAGATAAAATTGTAGATGCTGTTAAACCAAAAACAACTGAAAGATTTATTGAATTATTAGAATCTATTACACCAGAACCTAAATTATCTGTCCCTCTCTCACCCACTACTTCTAATATGATTCAAACTGCTGTTGATAAAGCTATGCAATTAGCTCAAACATCATCAACTGCTGCTGCTAATAATATGCCTGCCAAGGCTGAAGCTGCTCAAACACAAGCTGTATTACAACAAGTTAAAGCTGATACTCTTGTTAAAGTTGCTGAACTTAAAGATGCTGCTAAAAAGGCTGAAGCTACTGGTAATATGACGGTTGCTAAAGAAAATGAGAAGAAAGCTGCTACTGAAACATCTAAGGTTAATTTAATTACTAAATTAGAAAATGCACCAGCAACTAATTCTGTTGTTAAAGATATTGTTGATGCTAAAGTTGCTAAGGATATGGCTCTTGCTGCCAAAGTTGAAAAGAAACCAGAAGCTCCTAAATTAGCTCTTGATGCTGCTAAGAAAGAAGTTAAAGTACAAGCCATCGCATCAGTTGCTACTCTTAAAACTGCTGCTGCCGATGCCAAAAAGAATGGTGAAGATGAAAAGGCTAAATTATTATTAGCAAATGCTGCTAAACAAGCCATTGTTATTAAAGCTGCTGATAATGTAGCTATTCAAACAGCTGCTGCTAAACAAGCTGCAGCTGCTGGTGATATGAAGACCGCTGCAATTCTTTCTAAAGATGCTGCTAAAAATAATGCAGTTGTAACAGCTGCTGCCAATACATTGGCATTAAAAGAAGCTGCTATTAAATCAATCGCTGCTGGTAATGCAACTCAAGCTGCTGCTACTATGAAAGCTGCAGTTAATCAATCAGTAATTGTATCTGCTGCTGCTAAAGAAGATGCTAATAAAGCTGCTGCTACTAAAGCTGCTGCTGCAGGTGATGTTAAAATGGCTCAAACTCTTGCTACAGAAGCTGCTAAACAAGCTGCTATTGTAAATGCTGCTATTAAATCAGCTCAAGTTACAAAGGCTGCTGAAGTTGCAAAAGCTGCTGGTAATACTGCTGCTGCTAATACTTTAATTAAAGAAGCTGCTAAACAAGAAGTTGTAGTAACTGCTGCTGCTAAAGCAGATATGTTAAAACAAGTTGCTAACATAGCAAGTGCTACAGGTGATAAGGCTACAGCTATTGCTAATGCTCAAGAAGCTGCCAAGCAAATGACTATTATTAATGCTGCTATGAAAGAAAAAGCTCATATGAATGCTGCTAAACAAGCTGCTGCTGCTGGTGATATGAAAGCTGCCGAACTTCACAAATCTGAAGCTGCTAAACAAGGTACTGTAATAGTGGCAGCTGCTAAAGCTGCTGGTCTTCAAGAAGCTGCTACTAAATCAATGTTAGTTGGTGATGTTAAGAAGGCTGAAGCAAATACAACTGCTGCTGCTAAACAAGCTGCTGTTGTAAGTGCTGCAGCTAAGATGGAAGCTAATCTGAGTGCATTAGCAACTGCTGCTGCTGCTGGTGATAAGAAAGTAATGGTAACTACATCTGCAGAAGCTGCAAAGAATGCAACTGTTATTAAGGCTGCTGATAAAGCTGTTGTACATACAGAAGCAGCTAAAGCTGCTCTTGCATCAGGTGATATGAAATTAGCTGCTGCTCATTCTGCTGAAGCTAGTAAACAAAATGCTGTACTTAAGGCTGCTGCAGATGCAACTGCTCTTAATATGGCTGCTGCTAAATCTGCTGCTGCAGGTAATATACCTCTTGCCCAAGTACAAGCTAAAGAAGCAGTTAAACAAACTGCTATAGTAGTAGCTGCTACTAAAGAAGAAGCTACTAAAGCTGCTGCTATGAAGGCTATGGCTGAAGGTAATATGACTAAAGCACAAACTCTTCAAAAGGAAGCTGTTAAACAAGGTGCTATTGTTACTGCTGCCGCTAAAGCAGAAGCTGCTAAGGAAGCTGCTACTAAGGCAATGGATAAGGGTGATATAAAATTAGCTCAAGCACAAGCTAAGGAAGCTGTTAAAAATAATGCAATTGTAACTGCTGCTGTTAAATCTGTAGAACTTAAAGCTGCTGCTAAACAATCAGCTGCTGTGGGTGATATGAAAATGGCTGCTGCCCAAACTAAGGAAGCTGCTAAACAAACTGCTGTAGTAAATGCTGCTGCTAAAGTAGAACTTGCTAAAGCTGGTGGTAATATGACAGAAGCTGCCAAGCAAACTGCCATTATAACTGCAACTGCTAAAGCAGACATCCTCAAGACAATTGCTTCTCAAGCTAAAGCTGCAGGTGATATGAAGGAAGCTAAAGATGCTACTAAATTAGCCGCTAAACAAGAAGCTACTGCCAGTGCTATTGTTAAAGCTGTACAAATGACTAAGGCTGCTGCTACAGCTGCAGCTAAAGGTAATGAGCCCGTCGCCAAGTCTCTTGCTAAAGAAGCTGCAAAGATGGAAATCAAAGCTGTCGCTCTTACTAAAGCAGATGCTGCTAAAGAAGCCGCTAAAGAAGCTAAATTAAGCGGTGATGTTAAGGCAGCTAAATCTCTTGCTAAAGAAGCTAGTAAACAAGAAGTCAAAGCTCTTGTTGTAATGAAAGTAGATACTCATACTGCTGCTGCCAAAGCAGCTACTGCAGCTGGTGATATGAATGCTGCTAGAGCTCACGCAACTGAGGCTGCCAAACAAGATGCTCGTCTTACTACTCTTGTAAAAGCTGAAGTACAAAAAGCTGCTGCACAACAAACTAAGGAACCGGAAAAGGCTGCACAAATGGTCAAAGAAGCAACATTACAAGAGAAGAAAGTTATTGCTGAGGTTAAGGCAGAAGAACATAAGAAGGCTGCTGCTAAAGCAGAAATGAAGGGTATGATTGATAAGGCTGAAATGCATAAAAAGATTGCATCTAAATATGAAGACAAGCAAAGTATTTATCAAGATAAATTGGCTTATGCTGATATTGAAGATGCATTCAAACTCTTGACAGAAACAGATTCAGAAACTAGCAGTACTAAATCAGTAATGGGTGATTCATTACTTAGACATCATAATAGACAAGTACAAAAAATGACATTTAAGATGGTTGAAGAACCAGCTGTTAAATCAGAAACACAAACTGAAGACTCAGCAACCAGTGG